GCGAAACGTATTGACCTGCTTTTCTGGCTGGCGCTTGCGGGGCTCGTTGCCATTGGCATGTGGCTGTCTAGCTAATCCGACACACTAACAATCTCAGTAAACCTATCCACGGCCTCCGTGCTGCCCCCTTCCTGCGATTCTTCCTGTATTTCCGGTGCACTTGTATTGCCCGCCGCATTGACTCCCCAGACGCCTAGCGCACTGAGAATCACCGCAATGGCCGCAGAGTACTTCTTGACTAGTGCAAGTAGGGCCTGAACCCCACGGGCTACCCTCACGATCTCTTTCGTGTCCGGTGGGTGTGCGTGCGGAAATGGAGGATCGCCCCAGTCATCCTTGTCGGATTTCTGCACCTCTTTGACGGCTGCGTGAGCCGCTTCGTGCGCTATCAACTTGACTTGCTCTGTGCTGATCGGCTTAGGTGCCCGTTCCATGCGGTCGAGAATGACGGCTATGTTCATGTTCAGTTTGGGGAGGCTCTCAAGGGCTTTGTCGATCCCTGCGTGCCTGTTGCCACAGCCGTCTGTTGTTTGGTAGTCGGTCATGGCAGCTCCTAGGCAAACGCAAAACTAGCGTAGGTCATGTAGTTGTTGTCACGTGCATCTATCCCTGCCAGCGTCCCGGCCGCACCACCAACGGCCTGCGGTAGACTCAGGCAGTTCACGATCGGTAACGCCGCCGCCTGCTCCACTAGCAACTCAATAGTTGCCGCCCCGATCATTCTGTTGCCGCTGATGAGGTTGGCGTGCAATGAGTCGCCCACCTGCTCGATTCCGACTGCCGATACACCAGTTCCAGCGTGCAACGAATTGCTGAGAACGTCGGAAGCTGTGCAGCTTGACGCTAGGTGGATGTGGCTGCCTGAACACGAACGGATAGAATTGCCTACCACAGATGCACTCTGCCCCTCAACCCATATCCCATTTACTGCATCGTCAATCTGATTGCCGTTGATCTGGCAGAAGTGTATGCCCGCCCCGAAGATGGCGATGGCATTGACTGTGCTTGCGGTGACGTGGTTATCGTTTATCTGCCAACCTTCCCCGGTGTCAACCTGAATACCGTCACCGGCAGACACAGAGATCTTGTTTCCAACGATGCTCCCCTTGGTGGCTGGCGAAGTAGTGCCTATGCCGTCAGCGAATGACTCAATCTGGTTGCCCTCAACGTTGGTAAACGTGGCCCTAATATTGATCCCATCGGTGCCCGCTATTCCCTCGATTACGTTGCCGCTCACTTGGTGCTTTGTGCCCAGAAGAATGATACCGCTGCCGGTGATTCCCTGTAGCAGATTGTCGGCAACCACGCAATAGGCGGGGGTGGTTAGCATGAGGATACCGCTTGACGTGTTGTAGATGGCATTGCCTGAGACCCTCGACTTCTCCAGATCATCCATTACGATTCCGGCAGTAGTGCATGCACGCATCGTATTGTTGATAGCACTCATGCGACCACCGAACCCGCTCATGTGGATTCCGTACTGGCTCATGGTGTCTATCTGATTTCCTTCTGCGGTAGCGAACGTTGCATCTTCCAGCACAATCCCGTCGACCGAGTCATTGATCTGGTTGCCCTCGACTCGCAGGCCAAAAGTTCCGGTCAGGGCCTTGACGCCAGCGGTCACCATGTTGCGGATTGAATTGCCCTTCACGGATACGTTGCCGGTGCCTTCAACCAGCACACCGAAGTCCATGTAGTCCATGATATTGTTCGAGAGACCTACGTCACTACCGTTGATGTAAACGCAAGGACTTGTGGGTGCTGGCCCGCCTGCCCAGTTGTCGTCAATGAACCGGCAACCCTCCACGGAGAACTTGGACGTGTCGAGGAATACAGCCTCGCCGCTACGGTCAGCAATCGCACCGCCAGATACATGCTCAACCCTGCACCCGATGATCTGCCCGCTTGAACCTGTAGCGTAGAATGCCACGCCCTTGGGTGTTGCTGGTAGCACGGACGGCCCGCCGTGCATACCCTCGACAATCACGCGCTCAATCACTAGGTCATTGCACCCTGTGCCGATGATGCCGTTCGCATAAGAAGCACCGCCAGCGCCTGCGTCCGTGGTGATCAGTAGATCAGTGATGTGACAGTAGATAGCGGCCACGTTGAACGCTGCCACGTTGCCCGGTGCGGCGGTTACTACTCTGGTGTTTGGCCCTTGCCCTTGAACCCATACGCCCGGCTTCACTATGTCTATCTCTGTACCCGTGAACGTGCCTTCAGAGAGCAACACTCGCCCCCCTGTTGCGGGGAGGTTGGCAACCGCTAGTTCAATCCAGATTGCTGCATTTGCCCCGATGGGAACAACATAATCAGCCGTCTGCTTCCACGCGTCACTTGCATCTTCTGCCGCCACGGTGAACGTTGCGCACTTCTGAGCTGCGTCCGTGTAGGCTTCAAGATAATCGACCCACTCGCCAACGTAGTGCCAGAGCCAGTTATGGACGTTCCGCACGGGGGGGAGTCCGTATTTGTCGCCCTCGGGAACAAGTCCACCGGCCGGTGCGATTGCATTGACCTTGCCGCCATATGCGGCGATGACTGTTGCCCATTCTGGTTTGTTTCCGGGTTTTGGTGTGGTAGCCATCGTTTAGACCTCGTATGGGAATGGTATGGTTGGTGGTCCGGGGTAAGCCAGATACCATGCAATTACTTCGTTATACCGGTGCGGGTAGATATCTGCGAACGTGCCGCCGATACCCTCACGCACACCAGCGCCGTCTATTTCGTCAAACCCGTCTGCGGTGGTGTCATCATCCCAGCCAAACGGTACGTCATCTTCGGCGCTGACGATCCACATAGACACGCCGCCCGCCGCAATCGGTTGCATGGTGTCTGTGATATTGTCCGGTATGGCCGCTGCACCTGAAGCCGTGCGGATGACTACAAACATGTGCGATGTTTGGTGGATCGTGGTGATGGTGTCTTCGGGGTAACTCGTGAGAATGTGCACCCACTGAGGTGAGAACATGCCAATAACCGAATCATAAATCTGCTCTATCAGTCCGCTGCTCGTGTTGATTGCAGCTTTGATAGCAATGCGTAGGCGGTAATTAGTATCGGTCATGCCGCAACGTTGCTGCCCGACGATTGCCCCGAGTATGTCTAGTTGGATACCGCTGGCATTGGCGATCCACATGTCGGTGTTTAGCGATTGCCCGACAACCTCTAGTTCCTCAATGGAATTCTTAGGGGTTATCTTACCTGACAACGCCTGAATCATCTGGACGAAATAAGTGGCTTCCTTGTAGAGCGACGGCAGTAGATCGTACCCCTCGTCATACCGGGGGAAACTCCACTGATACTCAAAGGGGCCTATGTCAGTACCGCTGCCACTTATCGGATCACCGGCGAAGTCGGTTGTACGCCCGGCGATGGTTGCGCCGGCGTCGATGCAAGGGGAGTCTGCGAGTAGGGTGAAATCGCCCGCTGCTGCGTTGGTGTGGAGCGGTCGCACGTTCTCAATGTCTAGTGCGCCCTTCGTCCACCCGTTGTAATCGGTACCGTTCCCAAACGCTAGGTTGTTGTTTGAGTCGGGGTCAATGACGCCGGTCGATCTAAATCCGTAGCCAGTGCAATTACGGGCGATCACATTGCGGATAGTTAGTTGGCTACCTACCGCGGTGCTGGTCGTCCTCAGACCGTCTACTGCCATCCCATACGCTACGCCATTGATTGCCCGGTGAGTGCCACCTGCAAACGCTGCCGAAACAATATATATTCCTGTCCCGTCACAATCATAAATGATGAAGTTTTCTAGGTCCATGGCTACGTTGATGACGTATGAAACGTATGTTACACCGGCAGATGTTAGCCCCGATACGTCAGCGCGGCGAACCTTCATAACGTCGCCTGCCCCAGTGCCACCCCACAAGAGACCATACGAGATTTGACCAGATGAGCAACCCGAAATAGTAACTCCGTCGATCAGTACTTCGCCGCACGCGGCACTTGATGCCACGCCATATACGCGGGATGCACCGCCAGTCACGACGATGTTTGACATATCAAGATCGGTAACCTTGCCACCCGCACACCCGTTAACGAATAAGCCGTACTGTCTAGCGTTGTTGTCTGAGGCACTGGCAATTATAGGGCGGTTGATGGTACTGTCTGCGTATAGCATGTAATTGTAACAGTTGCCCGCAGCCGGATAACCATTCGAGATCAGGTATGGATCATTGATAACGTTTCCGGCTGCGTTCACCCAGAACACAAACCGCCCATATCTGGAGAACTTCACTCGCCCGTTTGCGTTCAACAGGTTCAGTGTGTTGCCTGTGCCGTCGATCTTCAGACAATCCAGCGTTACCGCCCCACCGTTGAACGTGTACGTACCGCCCCGGTGATTCCAGACGATGTCGTTCTTGGTCCAGATGGTAGTCAGAACGGTATCGAGGTGCGGGCCGTGGCTGATGATCTTGTCACCGTCGCTGGCCGCTGTGAGTGCAGCATTTAGGCTTGTAATGGCTTGCCCTGCACCGAAATGTATATCAGCCATTATGCACCCTCTTGACTCGCTGCCCGTTTTTGGTGATAGCCCAGTGTCGTTCCGCTACCGTCCCGTGCGTGCACTTCTTAGGCACCGCAACCGTCGCAACCTTCAAGCGTAACCCTTTGGCTGCGTGCACCTCTCCCGTTTCCCCTGTGCCCCACGGGTGGCCTTCTGGACCCATGCCAATTACCGTGCCAATGTCTTTGCGCCACGGTGGCCCAGCAATGTAGCAGATGGACATTATGCGCTCGCCCTTTTTTAGTTTTAGGATCATGGTGGTGTCAACACGAAGGAAACGTTAGTTGCAATGAGTGCGGCTCTCTGATCCCAGTCAATATCAAGCGGGGTCGACGTCCATCCTACCGGAGCGGGTTGCGTTGCTGGCGGTGGACCAACATAATCTATCTCAATAGACAATTGATCGATCCCACTCACGCCTGAGTAGATCGGCCCAATGTACCGGGTCGGTATCATGTCCAGACCGATGTCCTGATTCGCCGATGCCCATGCTACCACGATGGTCTGTATCTGAGTTTCTCCATCGTCCGGGAACACCTCTTCGTCATAGACTCGGTAGGTAACGCGCATCAACATGCCGATGCTCTCAGGGCGGCTGAATTTGATCACGTGCTCAATATCCTGCGAATCTCTGAGCGTGTAACTATCATTCCCGTGCGTGGCCATCCCGCCGGCCACGTTAGCGAAGAGCGTCTTCGCAATAAGTTGGTCATTTGCCAGCGTGTCAACAATATCCACGATAGCAGAGATAGTGTGCGGGGGGGCCCCGAATGCGTCTATCAAGTCGGTGATGTTCTGCAACACGATCGCACTGTCAACGTCGGCAAGGTTCAGCAACGCCGCGCGGATTGCCTCCACGGGTCCACCATTTGCAACGTGCAATGATTGCTCTCGCCTGATACGCAGATCTGCGTCAGACTCCAGAGCCTCGCCTATGTCAGCGTCAACGATGTTTTCCACACCATCCCACCCTACAACCCCGTCAAGGATATCGGTCAGGGTATTGGCTAGCGTAGGCTGTGCGCCTGTTTCGCTGGCGGTAAAGTACCCAATGGACCCGAGTCCCGGAATGGCCATGGTTCCACCACCACCACCGACTACGGCGGTCGACACTGAGAAGGTTGCGGCGGGGATCGCAGTGCCCACTGGATCGCCGTAGACGTAAAGGGTCTCGGTTGCGATGTCGAGGTATGCGGTTACAGGTTCAGACGCCACAACAACATTGATCTCGTTCACAATGTCAGCCAGTATGTCTAGTTTAGTATCGCTGCCTATGGCCGCGGCACTCGTGTGGTTCGTACCGTTGATCAGCACGTCATAGGTATCACCCACGGCCAGTGCCCCGATGGTCACCCATGCGCCGTATGTGGTCGCTGCTACGGTATCGCTAACCGCTGCGTTGAGCGTGTAAATCACTGCGGGGTCCGATCCCAGAATACCAACCCGACTTAGTGAGGGCACGGTGGTTGCTGGTTGCAATCGCAGGATTGTCCATACTGTTGACGCTGTTGCGGCCTTGCGTGCGATTGCTGTCAGGGCGACTGCGTTATCAAGGGAGGTGCCGTCTGCGGTGTCGGGAGAGAAGGAGTTATAAACATCCTCCATAAGTTCCCATACTGAGTTTATTTCTTGGGAAATCACCCCAATCTCTTTGCCGAATACAGAGTTTGACGATACGTCAGTATCCGCCCCGAATTGAGCGATGCAGTTAGCCTCAAGATCCGACTTGATTACGCTCAGCGGCTTGCGCACAAACCCGGTTGCGGTGATTCCGTATGTGGCCACTAGATCTCCTCTTGGATAAGGGACGTGCCATCGGTGGTGCGGGCTCTGAATGATACAGCAGACGTGCGTGCCGACCGGTCAATAACGACTGACATTTCCGATACTTCTATAACTTCCGGTATCCGCTTGAGGGCGGCGGTGATTGCCGAGCCGACTACTTGCGCCGATGCGTTCTTTATGAAAATGTCGGTGAAGTAGGGGACCCCCTGTGTGGTGTCCAAGAACCATTCACCCTTGTTTGTTTGCAGCACGGCCCGAATCTTCTGATCGATCTCAGCGGTGCCAGTTTGCAATGTGGCGTCGGTGACTTGCGCGGTTGCCGAGTCGGTTAGCACGATATCATAGCGGCCCAGAAGAACCTGATACTCAAATCGTAGATCGGTTGGCACTCAATCCCCCTATGACGGCTTCACGCCGGTTGCGGTGAGTCTTGCAATCAGCGGGGTTAGGGTGGCTACAAGTGAGACGGCGGTAGTGTCAGGGGTAACTATTAGCGGGGTAAGTGCAACCTGTAACGCAGTTGCGAATGACTTTCCAGGATCAACTGCCGGAAGGGCGTTGCAGGCATTGACAATGGTCTGCACTACGTTAGACAGAACCGGGTCTGTCGGTGCAGACAACACCATCGCCGCATTTAGATTCGTCAACATTGTGGAAATGAACCCCAGCAACTCAAGTCCAGGTGGAAACTGACCCCACCCGATAGGCATGGCCACACAATCGCTCAAATCGTGGCGTCTGTCGCTCCCTGCGTCTACCGTCGACTGACCACGTACACCCTTCCACGAATCAAGATCCACGTCCCCGAACATGCAGAACACGGGATCGCCGATAAGGACGGGGTAGCGGGTGAAGATCCTGGGGTTGCCGAAATTGAAGAGGGGAACCTTGCGGAGCGTCGGCAGCGATTCGGGGTTGTCGTCTGCGTCTAGTTCTTTCACGGACAATTGAATGTCGACCATGTCACCGGGCCATATCTTGAGGACGGTACCGGGTGCACACGCACGGATAGCGGCAGATACATTATCGCCCCACTGTGCGAAGTTATCCCTGAAGTCGGGGCTGCGCTGTAATCGTTCGCTCATGCTGCCTCTTGCACGGTTGCGGTTGAAGTCCAGTCTTGCCCGTGCGTGTCGCCAGAGTGTATCACTTTTTCTACTTGGAAGGTACCGCTTGCCGTGCGTGACTCCAGTACGATAGGCGCACCTGGGCGAACGCGTACGTTCAAGAGGCTTCGCACGATCAACCCGTCGTCGGTAAACTCGGGAATGCCAACTAGACCCGTGTACTGATTGAGTAGTGGGGCTGCGCTTGTGTTGCTCCCCTTCGACCCCTTATCTACAAACTCGGCCGCGCCATCCTGCACACTCCACCAAAACCCCCATTGACGCGCAAGCACGTCAAGACTACGCCGGGCGCTGCCGGTTAGTGTAAGCGGAGACGACAACGACCGGCGTAGTGCGTCGCTTTCGGTTGTGCCTAGTGCTACCGTGCCCATTGAGTTGACGAGTGCTTTGACGACTGCAAGACGGCCCTCACCTTCAACGAATGTGCGGGACAGTCTGCCGGTTGACAGAGGTACAATCCCGTCGCCTGCCTCAATCGTGGTCATCCAGTTTGGGCGGGTCAACCTCACGTCGCTCTTGATTACTTGCCCGTCGAATATCACGGACACGTTGTCACCGTAGCCAGCGGCCAATTGCACGGCGACGTTTTTGGCGTTTAGCAGATCCCTTGAACTGGGGGCCATATTGTAGACGGTCACGGTTGCTTCGTTGGCGCTTGACTTCATGGACTTGACGATGTTGAACACGATCCGTAGGTCGTCTATGCGGACGCCCGTGGTTCCATATTCACCGATGACGATGGAGGCCCGCCTATTGAAAAGCTCTTCCACTAGACCCTCTCAACCGTTGCGAACTGAAAGGATAGATCGCCAGAAGCAAAGGACGTGAACGGGTAGGGAACATCAATCGAGCCGTTGCCGCTGATAGCAATCAGGAAGCCATCTGTTGGCCTTGCTTGCGGGATCTTCGATAGTATGGGCCAGTCGGCTACAATCTTGCGCCCTGCTATGCGCACCGTGCCGTCAGCATCGGATAGAGTGAGCGTGTAGAAGTCGCCACGGGTGTTGTACTGGAATTGGAGCAGGTAGACCACGCCAGCAAAGGTCGCTGAGACTTCAAAGAAGGGCGTGCCGGTTGGCAACTCAACCTCGAGGTATACGTCTTGCGTTGCCATTAGTTACCCCGTGCCAAATCTTCGGCATTGATTGCGTCAATGGCAAATTGCTTCTCTCCTAGCGTGCCCGTCCCGTCGAGTATGGCTATCTTCTCATCGGTCCGCTTTATTGCGTCAACCTGACGAAGCACGGCCTTCCCTGCTCTCACCCGCTCATCCCTTGATACCACGTAGGGGTTTGCAAGTATTTCTTCGGTGGACAGTTCTGTGATAGGTGGAACCTTGATCGGCGCTGGCGAATCCTTGATCCGCACGTCCTGCGCAGACACAAAGTTGACTTCTTTCAGGCTGATATTGAGCCAGATCCCGCCCGACCTTCCACGCGTCTTATCGTGGTTTACGGTTTCTATAATCATCGGCCCGTAGAATACGGTATCGGTGAATATGTCAACGGGAATCTTGCCGCCGTGAATCGCTACGATGGCATCATGTGCCTGTTGCCCTCTGGTGTACCCGTCGCCCGTCACAGGGTAGGACCCTTTCGTGCGCCCAATTGGTGTATTGGATACGAACCCTTCCATCTTCAATTGGACAGGGTCAATCTGCACGTGGTCGCTGATGTCTGAACCCTCTTCGACGGGCCATTGAGTGACCGATCCAGGGCGGCTATGTGACTCGCTTATGGTGCAATCCCATTCAAAGAAAATCGATTCCACTTCGCCGGGGAGGTTGTAGGATAGCCATGCGCTCATTATTGCCCCTTTGCGCCTGCTTGAATTTGTGTGGTCATCTGCCCAATCTTGTCGGCTACGGCCCCATCAATGGCATCCTTGGTTGCCTGCCCGATAGCTTCGCCGTCTTCTTTTGTGGCTCCCCGTAAATCTTGATTGATCTCGATGCTACTTGAGTTGCTCTGGTTCAACCCTGCCCCGCTGCCGGGTATTTGGGATACCGGAACGGACGGTGCCGGGCCTAGCGTCGGGTCATGTGCGGTGCCGAGGAAACCGGCTGCATTCTGCGCGCTCAGCCTGTTGAATTTAGGCAAGTCAGGAAGTACCGCCCCAAGGACCGGAAGGTCGGCAAACGCCTCTATCGTTTCCAGCATCGCATCTTGCACTAGGTTTATATTTATCAACAAGATGGCAAATGCGGCGGCAATGGCGATTGTCACGAGTAGCACGGGGTTGAGGGCTACCAGCAGACCAGCCAAACCGCCACCCTTAGTTGCCGTTACAATTGCCAGAATCCCCTTGGACACTGCCTGCAACCAGAAGGCCAACTTGACTGCCACGAGGATCTTGACGATATCAACGAAATCCTCGACTACCTCATTGATTCCGCCTTGCTGTGCTATCCACCCTTCTATTTTGCCCGCAATCTTGCTAATCATGGGCAGCAGGTCTTCGCCTAGCACAGTCAGAAACACGACAGCTTTGGCCTTTATCTTGTCAAACGTAGCGCCCGCCCGCTTCTCCATCTTCTGAAAGGCTTTCTCCGTTTCACCGTTGGCCTTCTCCATCGCCCCTAGCGTCTCTGTGAACGTTTCCGACTGCTCCCCTGTCAGAGCCAGCACAGAGCCAAGCCCCTCGACTGACCCGAACAGTTGGGCCATTGCATCATCTTCGCCCTTTGTCTTCTCTTGTAGGTCTTTGAGGAATCCAGCGAGCCCCTTAGACCGTAACCCGGCTTTGGTAAAGTCAATGCCCAGTCTCTTTGCTTCCTTGGCTGCTTCCTTTGTCGGCTTGGATACCGCTGCAAACACTTGCTTGAGTGACGATACCGCTTCACTTGTCTTGAGGCCCCCTAGCGTCAGAGTAGCAGTGGCGGCTAGCAGTTCGTCAATGGATGCGCCTGCGTCGGCTGCAAACGGCACCACCTTACCTATGGACTTGGACAGTTCGCCAATGGTGGTCTTACCCGCTTTCATCGCAACGAACATCTTGTCTGATACGTTGGTGGTCTGGTCTGCCTCCAACCCGTACCCGTTGAGCAAGGTAGTGAGGCCGTCAACCGCAGTTTCAACCCCAGTGACGCCACCGCGGGCCAACTTCATAGCACCTTCCATCACAAGGGCGGCCTGACTGGCATCACCAAAGCCCGCTGATACTGTCTGATAGAATGCCTTGGCAGTATCCGTGGGCATACGCCCGAATTCTTCAGACATTTTCAGGATTTCATCATTCAACCCTTCCATTTCGTGCGCAGACATATCCATCAGGGTAGAGACTTCACCCATGGCCGTGTCGAACTCAGCAGCACTCTTTATGGCTAGGCCGAACATGCCAATGATTGCTGCCCCGGCCAACTTCGCACCGTTCTTTACCTTCTGGAGACCGGCGTCCAGCGACTTCAATTTGGAGTCATCAACCTCGATACCCCAACGGGTGATCAGTTCTCTAACGGTGGCCATTACTTAGCCCTCGCCAGCCGCTCTGCTTCAGCCTGAATGTCCATAGCCATTTCGCAACGCAGGAGGTCTACAAGGGTCCAGTCGTTCTCAATCTCGCTAAGGGTCGCAACCCCCGCAAGTACCGGTCTCCAAACTGGCCATTGGTTCTGCATCATTTCCCCGCACAGGTTGCCCAACAAAGTAATGAAGTTTACGGACTTGCCTTCTTCGCCAGCGCCGCTACTTTGTCTTTTGCGATGCTGGCGAATGAAAAAACATCTTCAAAGTTAACCTTGAAGACCCACGCGCACACCTCGAATAACATCTTGTAGGCACCAGCAAAGGCGTCATCGAAGCATTCCGAGAGGGGCAACCATTCGTCGCCCTCTTTCATGTCCGTGCACTGGAGTAGTCGCTTGGCGAACGTCGGCAATTCGTCAGGCCCGATGTAGTCAAGCACGCCACTGATTGCCTTGGCGATTGACGTGGCGTCGGCATCCAATGCGCCCTCGCCTTTGGTGGCTGCACCGTAACCCTTCTCAATGGCTACCGCGACCACACGCCCGGCCTGTGCACTCACATTGATACCCTCACCTACGGGCAACATCTTAGTGCGCCACTGGACCCCGCCGATTTCTTTCTCTTTGATTTTTCGCATGTCTCCGCTCCCTCATGCTAGTGGTTCCTAGAATACGTCCTTAGTGAATGATGCAAGGTTCGCCAGCGTGCTCAGGGTGACGTTACTCTGTGGGGTCAGTGCATAGTTGACTTCCGACAGGTCAAGCATCCACGTGCGAGTGTTGATTTCGTTGGTGTAGTTGATCTCTCCAACGTCAGAGATCCACGCCTCAGTGGAAAATACTTCCTCGCCTGAGAGCTTGTTCACCATCTTGAACGTCACCACGCCTGAACCGCTGCCTTCGTCAAGCAAACGGAAGCCGTCAAGCACAGCGTTACCGTCGGCAAACTGTTGCATTTCGATAGCGCACTGCCCGCTCCGGTCATCGTTGCGAGCCCGTGCGATTTCCTTGCCGTCTGCGCTATTGACCTTCGTAAACAGCACGTCCGAACGGGTGATAGTGAGAGATACCCACCCTGTGATGTCAATGCCACCAACTAGGAGGCCAACTGCTTTCGGGCTAAATGTTTTGAGACCCATGATGAAACCTCCTTAGACTTGGATAACTCCGGCAATATCTACGCCGTGAATGGCCCCTGCTCCGGTGGCCGTGAAAGTAACATCTGGAAGGGTGCGGAGTGCCTTGTTAGCGTCTGACACATCCTTGACCTTGGGGGCGAATATGGTGTAATCGTCGGAGATTGCGCCACGCCCGACGGCCTCTGTCAGGCTATCTTCCATGGCCGCGGTGACAATGCCGACCCCTGCATCGGTGAAGGGGATCTTGTCAAGCGAAACCATCTTCGAGAATATGCGCCCGCCCATGTCAGACTCCAGCCAATCGCTGAAGCGGATCAAGTCAATGTATGAGTTGGGTAGGGCCGTTCGACCGTTACGGGTGACTGACGAACCAAGGATACTGTTGTAGAGGTTGGCACCCTTGTCGTCGATGATGGTGCGCTCGCCGCTGGTCAATGCGTCGTCTGCGGTAATTCCGACTAGGGGCATCATGGCCCACGTTGCGCTACCTGGGTCGGTGGGGAGTACCCGGCCAAACCATGCAGCGTCCGGCCAACCCGCGGCGGTCTGCGTTGCAGCGGCTCCCGAATGGTACAGGATGGACGTGCGGTCGTAGCTGTTGGCCCGTGCGAGTGCTGCGAGGCTTGTGGCCTCAACTGCGCTGCCTTTGATGTTGATATCATCATTGGCATTCAACAGGAATTTCTTGTTGCTCTGTACCCATTGGGCGGCCTCCCATGCGTCGCCAGCGTTGCCGTCTGTCCGGTCGGTAACAAGCAGGCCCCACCATGCGTT